AGAGTCAAGAGAATAAGGTGTCCTAACTATTAATTAAGCCTAATAATTGACAACACCTTATGGCAATAGAGGGAGGGGTTTTATTAACTTAAAACTAAACGGAATGGTTATTCGTTCCCTCCCTTTATTAACCCCTACTGTACAGAATAAGGGTAAAATTGTACAATATGATGTACAAAGTAAGGGTGAATCCTTAAAATTATAGGCGCACACATATAAAAGTAGGCGCAAACCTTTAAAACAAAATAGAAATGAAACATTATATACTTTTCGCTTTTCATAATTACTATCCACAAGGTGGTATGGATGATATGGTAAGCAGTTTTGACACTCAACAAGAAGCAGAGGATTATATCCGAGAGTTGAAAGACTATTATAACGAGTACCAAATCTTTGATACTCTTTCAAGAAAAGTGATAACCTTTAACACCAAATAAAAATGAGAGAGATACTACTGGAGATGTACGAGAAACTTTGGAACGCTGACAAGGACAAGTGGACTTGGAATGTGATACTGAAGGATACGCTTGAGAAATTAGAAACCATTAATGATACAGAACGATAGTGTTTTGTGTCTTTAATAGAACACTATGTCAAGTAAACTGCACAAGATGCTTGACAACTTTAAAAATGGGCGTAAACCAATAATAATGGGCGCAAATTAGAAACCTTTAAAAAAAATGGGCGTAAACCTTTAATACCAAAGAGAGATGAAAGAGCTAATAATAATCACTTTGCTTGTAAGTGTAATGTTTATGTACCTCACTAATAAAGAAAAGAAATGAGAAAAGGATGGCACATAATGATGTAATGAAAGACACAATCATAGACTTAATGAACCGAGACTTAACCGATAATGGAACAGAAAGTGATTGATTGGATTATTTGTATTGTTTTAGTTGTAGCCTGGAACGGTTACTTGTATTGGAAAATGAAGAAAGAGCAATGATCAGCAAGGATATACCGGATTGGTTAAAGAAACAGACTTGGGATTTTCTCCAGGAGAACAACATGGGGCAACGCCATATGTCTAACGGAACAAAAGCACAGCAATACACTGGCTTACTGGGAGAAAATATGTTGCGATTGATCATAGGTCTACAGCCTAAATTTGTGCCTGGTTACGATCATGGATATGACCTGGAGATGAACGGAGTAAAAGTAGATGTCAAAACAATGGGTAGAACTGTAGATCCTAAACCTACATACGTAAATAACTTTATTGCTTTTCAAAAAGATTTAGATGCCCAGATTTATGTATTTTGCTCCATCAATAAATCAACCAACGTGTTCTTTGTTTGTGGTGTTATATCTAAAGAGGAACTGTTAGATCAAGGCAGCTTTTTTCCATTGGGAGCGTTGAGATACCGGGATGACAAAACCACAATGAGAATGAAAGCTCCAACATACGAGATACAAAACCATTTACTAATTCAAATCAAAGATCCAGTGGAAATCTGGTCTTACACATTTTACCATGAGCCAAGTTTTTTGGAACGATGACAAACAGCTGCAAGAGTGGCAAGAAGAAATATTAAAAAGAGAGATATATGACAAGAGAAGAGCAAATCAGATTAGTAGGCCAGGAGGTGATAGATCTGTTAGTAGAAAAGAACAAGGCGTACGGAAATAGTGCTTTAGAACCGGCAAACATATTTGCAAAAGGAACTGCGGTAGAGAATTTATGCAGTAGGATTGATGACAAGCTGATGCGTATCAAAAACCGTGGCATCAACGACAGCACAGAAGACACCGTCAAAGACCTTATTGGTTACTTAATTTTACTTAAAATCGCCTTACATGAATCTACTGGACAAAAAGATAACACTGTTTCAAACAATATATCAGAAGGAAGAACCGATAATACGGACAGTTGGACTCGCACTACAACGTATCCAGAAAGGGAAGAGCAGATCTATTATTGAGGACGTACGAGCTGGACGTTCAGACAAAACTAAACTACCAGTTGTATGTTGGTCAGGACAGTTTGCCAGGAGAGCTGATGATGCGCTTATGGAGCATAACGGTCTTACGATCTTGGATTTTGATAAGCTTGAAGATACACTTCAGGTAAAGAGGCAGCTTGCAGAAGATAAATACATTGCTGCAATTTGGGTATCGCCAAGTGGTAATGGTCTGAAAGCTATTGTACCATTAAAGTTCCCAGACAAGCATCGTGATCAGTTCAATGCTCTAATAAATTACTTCAATAAAAACTACGGCCTCAACCTCGATGTCTCCGGTAAGAATGAGTCCAGAGCTTGCTTTGAATCGTATGATCCAGAGCTGGTAATTAACCTGGATGCTGAACCCTATGCTGGTGTATTAATAGATCAGGTAGAAAAGCAAAAAATTAATGCCCTGGACAAAGGGACGGATTACCGTAAGCTGAATATTGCAGCTCGTATTATTCGCCTGGCAGAAGATGGGGAAAAGCACCATGCGTTGCTAAAAGCTGCAACATTGGTGGGAGGATACATCGCAGCTGGTAAAATAGAAGAAGAAGAGGCGTACAGAGTGTTGCTTCGTGAAATCAGCAAGAAGGATATTGAGTCCCTGGAGAATGCTAAAGTGACGATCCAAGACGGTATATCACACGGCAAAAACCTTCCAATACGAGAGGTCATTGAGCAAGAGAGTGATGCCATGAAATCCATAGAGCTGGATGAAATGGATCTGTCGTTTATAAGTTCTGATGACGATGATTACCATTACATGGTGGAGTTTGCAGAAGGAAGAATACCGGAAGGACTAAAGACTGGTAATGAGAATATCGATAAGCACTTCAGATTTAAAAAAGAGATGTTTATCGGCATGGGCCATAGCAACGTTGGTAAGACCACCTTTATGCTCTACTTGATGATAGTGGCGAGTGCAAAGCACGGTTGGAAATGGTTGGTATACTCCAGTGAGAATAAAACAGCGATGGTAAAGGTGCGATTGATGGAGTTCTATCTTGATCGTCCGCTTACTGCAATGCAGCCAGGAGAGAGAAAAGAAGCATACAAGTGGGTGAGTAAACACTTTACGCTGATTTCGAATCATGAGGTGTACAGTTATACTGACCTAATTTTGATGGCAAAGAAAACTATGCAAACCAAAAAGATTGACGGCATCTTCATTGATCCATACAACAGTCTCAAGGTCAGCGCATCTGGTAACGGAATCATAAGCACACACGATTATCATTACCAGGCACTGCGTGAGTTATTAACATTTAGTGTGGCTACAGACATTGCTGTTTGGATTAATATGCACGCAATGACGGAAGCCCAGCGTAGAAAAGGACCGGACGGATTGCCAACTGCACCATACGCTGAAGATACAGAAGGTGGTGGTAAGAACGTGAATGTTGCAGATTGCGTAGCCACGGTACATAGAAAGATTCAAGCCCCAACACCAGAGGAAAGAAGGATGGTTGAATTCCATATGCGTAAGGTGCGTACAACAGAATTAGGTGGATCACCAACAAGCCTGGACAGCCCAATGCTTTTTAGAATGAATAGTGACGGCACTGGATTCAGATGTCTCAATGGACCAGACATTTACGATCCAATTGATCATGGTACACCCATCAAGCAAGTGTCAATAAGTTCTTCGTATGACATAGCTTTTTAACAGTTTTGTTTATTTAACTTTGAGCATGGCTGGTAAGAAAAAAGGCGCAGTAAACAGTAAGAAAAAGACTATCGATGGCATCACGTTTGCCAGTGGACTTGAAGCATATTGTTATGGCAAGCTGAAAGAATCTGGATACGATTTTACTTACGAAGGCAAGACGTTTGAACTGCTACCTGGATCAAAGTACGAAGGAGTCTACTACAAGAGCGTACCAAAGTCAAAAGCAATGCAAAGCTACCAGGCTAAAAAGGTTCACCCTTTGAAGTACACACCGGATTTTTTCAGCTCCAAGCACAAGTTTGTTATTGAAACAAAAGGCTTTGTTCCCAGTCAACATACCTTTCCAATACGTTGGAAATTGTTTCTGCATCACCTCAATGAGAACGGCATGGGAGATTATCAGCTGTTCCTACCACGTAACCAGGAACAAGTGAATGCTGTAATACAAATCCTTAACCAGTCATGACTCAAGAACAACTGTCCGATCTTTACTTCAAAGCCACATCACGAGTGGTTGATGTAAGCCAGGCACTATACGAAAAGCTACACACTATAAAAGGACACCCTCAAACCAATGAGGAGATGGTCCGCAAAACAATAACGGATTCCATCAAAGAGATCCGCAGTGAATTAGATTTAATTAAAACAGCAGTAGCAGAAATCAATGAACATTATTCTGGTAAGTAATTGGCAAGGGATCAACTACCACAGACTGGTAATACCTATTGGCAAGATTGCAACAAAAGGACTTGCTCCGGTACACATCATTGATGATGTAATGGATCTCTTACACATGGACCTATCCAAGGTCGATAGATTTATATTCAGTAGACACTTACAGCTGACTCCTGAAGGATACCAAACCATAGGTATGCTGCTCAAGGAGAACGACATCAAGGTTATCGTAGATGTTGATGACTATTGGGTGCTGCCTACAGATAACCCAGCGTACGAAGCATACGAACAAAACCACAACATAAAGCACAGCATTCGTAGAGCTATAGAGAATGCAATTAAGATTGCTGATCACCTTTGGACACCAAACAAGCTAATCTATAAGCAAGCAAAGAAGATAAACCCAAAGCTTACATACACACTTATTCCAAATGCTATTGACCCAGAAGAAGGGTCGTGGAGCATGAACAAGAACTTTGGATCAGGAGTACGATTTGGATACACCGGTGCAAAGGGACATACAAAGGATGTTA